GGCGAACTTTATTTCCCTAGATCCCGCAACAGGGGAGACTATTCAGGGTGATGCAACGCCATATACTGGCGGACCAATTCCCTTTGATGCCGATCAACTTGTCTACGGGCAGTTCTGCACCGTCGAGAACATGGGGAACGTTGTGGGGAATGTTCAATCCCAGATAAATTTCAAAAGGACATATAATCGCAGCCCAATTTATACACTCGGATCAGTTAATGCGAGTAGCGCTCTACTGGATGGCATAGATGAGGAAATGAGCATTTCATCTACAGGACTCAGCAATTTAATCAATTTCAGTGGTGATGTGTTGAATAGTGACGTGAAGGTTAACCTGCTTTCTCAAGACGGCGCGACTCTGGATGATATGGAGTTTATTTCTATGAAAAAGGGTGCCAGAGTGCTTACGGAAACTTATAATGCTGCGGGTGGAAATACAGTTGAAACAACAGCAACTTTAAGGCAAATTACCCTGTGATTTAGTGTAATACTATATGTGGGACAGAAAAAATTGTCTAATATAGAATTGGAGCCGCATTTTCACCACTCCATTAAATTTAAGAAAAGGAGCTTTAAGTTCACGACTCGACAGCGCCGTTTTCTAAACACGCTCCTCGATCCCGAAGTCAAGATATTTTTTGTTTCAGGTCCAGCAGGATCAAGTAAAACTTACATGTCTTTATATGGGTGCTTGCGTTTAATGGCGGAAGATTCCGAAAAAGAATTGCTTTACGTTAGGAGCATTGCAGAAAGTGCCGAGAAGGGATTGGGTAGCCTGCCTGGAGATATAACAGAAAAGTTTAACCCGTTCCTGATGCCTCTTTACGATAAGCTTGAGGAAATCATCTTCGAGGGTGACACGGCCTTCTTAAAGCAGAAGGGGCGCATTTCCGCAGTTCCAATTAACTTTCTGCGCGGCGCAAACTGGAATAAAAAACTCATCGTTGCCGACGAAGCCCAAAACTTTACCTTTAAGGAGTTAACGACATTAATCACCAGACTTGGTGAAGATAGCAAGCTGATTATCTGTGGGGACTTTATGCAAAGCGACATAAATGGCAAAACAGGATTCGGAGAAATGTTCGATTTGTTTTGCGATGAAAAGTCAGTAGAAAACGGCATTCATTCCTTTAGCTTTACGCGAAGTGATATCGTCCGTAGTAAAATCTTAAAATTTATCATTTCCAAACTAGAAACATACAAGAGGGTGTAATAGTATAAGTAAAACAAGGCAATGTCAACGCGCTAGCGGCGAACAGCTTTTTTTACATACAAAGACTAAGATCTTGTTTATTTTAGAAAAAACGTATTTTTAACATATAAATATAAGATGGCTCACTTATTTTGTCACAGTTGCGGAAACAAACTTTCTTACACCCACGCTAAACCTAATTTTTGTCATAAGTGTGGGCAACAGTTAAATGCTACAGCCTCCACTAATTCTTCCGAAGGAATGGAGACTATAGAAAAATCTGTAGTTATATCCAGCGATGAAACAGACGCTTTGTCCGTTCCTCATATTTCTAATTTTCAAGTAGATGTAGAAAACACCGAAAGAAAAACTGTCACCTTAGGTTCATTAATAGGAGAGTCAGACGCCAAGCCGCCAGCCGCCGAAGGGGGTAATAGGTCGCGTTCTATTAATGAATTTATTGATGAAAAGAAAAGAGAACGGTAAGTATAGCTATGAGGACTTTTCGGACATCATAGACATCGCCATTAAAAAGCAACAGTTTAAATGGAGACTAAATGCCGTTAAATGGTTTGATTTTGAAGACGTATCTCAAATCATAAAGTTGCACATATCCAAGAAATGGCATATGTGGGATCAAGAGCGTCCACTGGAGCCGTGGATAGGGCGCATCATATCTAACCAGATACGGAATTTGGTTAGGAACCATTATGGTAATTACGTTAAGCCCTGCGCTAACTGTAAATTTGCGCGTGGCGATAATTGTTCGGTAACCAAGAGCGAGAAGCAAGACTCTAGTTGTGACCTGTATGCCAAATGGGAAAAATCCAAAAAATCAGGACTAGAGATTAAACTTCCGTTATCGACGGAAGACTTCACTAGAGAGGTTCAAAGTAAACCATATACAGATTTTGATTTCGATTCTTCGCTAAAGCGTCTCGATTTTTACATGAGAATTGAATTAACCGAAACGCACTACATAGCTTACCAAATGCTATACTTTGAGGATAAGACTGAAGAGGATGTGGCTCGCTTTATGGGTTATAAAATATCTCCACAGAAAAAGAAGCTGGGCTATCGCCAAGTCAAGAATCTCAAGAAGAAGTTTCTAGAGGTAGCCTTAGAAATACTAGAAGAGAACGATATCATAGGAAATGGACCTCAATGAACAACAGAAAGACTTTTTGAGGGAAAACGCCTCTAAGACTCCCGATTTGATTCACTTAACTAGGGAGTGTTTTAAAAATGATTCTTTGGACGGAAGGTCAAAGGAGGGTCGAGCCGTTAGAAAATTTTTGGTTGAAAATTCCATAGAATTTAGAACAACCAGTCGCCAACCTGTGGAAAATATCGAGATTACAACAGAACAGCGTGAATTTATCATACAGCAAGCCGAAGAAGGTTTGTCGTCACTCGAAATTGCTCGAATCATCTTTCCGTCGAGGCGAGTGCGCCCTCTCAGCAATGAACAGCGCACTGTTTTGGCGACAATTCGTGAAGTTAATCCTGATATTTTACCTTCCCAAGATAGTGGTGCGCTACATTCATATATTTCACCGAAGTCTTCA